TTCGTAAGGTGTGTAAAATATTTTATTCGATTCTAAAAGTTCAGCCATGTTTTATCTCCTATGGTAATAAATATCAAATTCCTAAAAAATTACTCAGGAAAAGCAGCGCCTGTTGGTTGTACCACGAAGTCCAATACGATAAACTCAGCAGTTTTTGTAGGTTGAATAAATATCTGACCTACTAACTGATTTCTATCAATGGTTTCTGGCGTATTATTTGAATCATCCATTACTACTCTAAAAGCATTCAATCCTTGATTAGCCTGAACTTGTTCCATATAAGGTTGAACAGTATTCAAGAATTGATTTCTCAAGTCTGTTGTGTTTTGTTCAAACACAAGTCCTCTTGAAGAGTTAGCAACGAACTTCTTAAGATTGATTAACAATCTTCTTACGTTTACTCGGTCAAGAGCAGAAGCTTTCTTCTGAGTTGTTTTCTGTCCAAAGACAGTAACACCTTGACCAGGAAAGGTAGCAATAGGATTGACATTTGATTCATAAAGGTCATCTCTGTTACCTTGTGTTAATTTTCTATATGCCTGAACAGCACTATCAATTCCACCTCTGTTTAATCCAGCAGGAGCAAACCAAGGTTGTCCGATGGTATCGTTAAAATGATACACACCAGCAAGTACTACTGATGGTGGAACATATCTAAAGTTACCTGTTGTAGCATCTTGAATCTGTACCCAAGGATAATAAGCAGCAGCAAAACTTGAGTTACGAGCTTCAGTATTTGTTTTAGCAGTAGCTACAGTATCTGTAAGAAAAGTGTTGTCATATACCAAGAAGCAATCTCCTCTATCTTCACACATTGATATAGCATCACCTATGATGGTATTAGAGTTTGTTCCATTTTGGTCTAGAATACCAGGAACTAATAACATATCAATATCATACTCGTCTTTGTTTTTCAATATGTTAATAGCGGTTTTATATCCACCAGTTCCTAATGTAGCGGCACTTGTTGCCAAAGCAACACCTTGACTATTGGTATCACTATCAGTAGCCAGATAAAAGTTAAATGGGTGACTAGTATTTTGAGTTCCAGCATCACCACCGCTAAATGAACCACCATAACTTCCACTACCTAATTTAGGTAAGTAAGCATCTCCAGTTCCGTATTTACCATCATTTATACTTCCGTCTTCTTTTAGATAGTTTGGTGTTTTCTTATATAAATTACTTACTCTAATATTCTTAGACCTATTTGGAAACTCACCAGTTTTTTGTACAAAAGATTGGTTATCTTCCGTTACGATAGATGTAGTTTGATTACCTATTCTCTTTAGAATATAGTTTGGAGACTCTGGATCTAAAGTTAGGTTTTCAAAAGTTTCAATTACTTTCTTTTTATTGGTTTCATCATTACCTTGGCGAAGAACTAATGTGAAAGTTCCTTTAGCAAGATTTCTTTGAGATATTTCAAATCTAAAGTTATCAGCTCTTCCACCGAAACTACCAGTACCAAACTGATTGTTTGATGTATTAGAATGAAATTGTGGTGTTAATCTTCCATTACTATCATGTTCATAACCCCCAGCTTGTTCGGCCGAAGAGCTATTATTAAAAGAAGGACCGTTTCCTAATACTTCTAAATCAAATATAGAAGTTGAACCAGAAGTTACAGCAGCACTAGCCTTTGTTAAACTTGGTTCTCCGACTCTAACTACGGTTAAAGGACCACCTTGTCTCAAATATTCTTGAGCAGTATGGGATGTTAAATATTGAAATTTGTCACTACCACTTTCTATTAATTCACCGAATATTTGAACATATTCAGAATAGGAACTGACGACTGTCGGTTCAAGGATAGGACCTTTTACTGTTGGACCTACGATAGCCGCCCCTATAGGACCAGCTGTTGCAGGTAAAAATGATTGGTCTATTTCATTTGTAAATACACCTGGTGATACGATTTTCTCAGCCATCTAATGTCTCCAAAAATTAGGTAAGATTTAATACAATTATTCATATATAAATATTACCTAATTTCGGAAAGAACGAGAAAGTTATTCTTATTTTTCTTCTTTAGCAGTTGCCTGAGGTTGTACCTCTGTAGTAGGAGTAAATACTCCTGTTTGTGGATCTAGTTGACCAGGTCCATACTTCTCTGTAATCCCATTAAGAGTTTCTTGTTCCTCTTTTCTAAGAGACTCTAACTCTTCATGAAGTTTAAACTCTTCACTTTCAACCGATTCAGATTGTTTCTCCAAGTTAATCTTCGCAATAGCCAACTGACCAAATCTATTGGTAATATCATTTGACTTTTGAGAAAGACCTTGAATTGATTTAAGTTCATCATCTGTGAATTTAATTTCTGACATATTAATAACCTCTAATTAGTTTGTTATAACAATTATATACATATATAATTATAAAAGTTTTTCGGAAAACGAGACTTTTTTTGGTTTATAAGCTCTACCTAACTCAGCAGTTTTACCAAATATATTATCAGTAAACTCAGGTATCATATACCCTTTAATAGTCATACTGAACTCATTTTTTATCATTCTCTCACCTTGTGATTCCATTTCTATTTCGTTTGTTATATCACCATCAAGTGCTGATAAAAAACGATAAGATGTTTGGTCACCAAAATAAGTTTCTAGGTGTTCCATCCAAAGTGAGTTTAAGTCGTTCATCTGTTCTATAAAAGATGTCATCATAACTATACTATAATTACAAGTTACAAAGTCTGGCATACCAGTCTTGACAAATTCTTCAACTGGTTTTTGACCTGTTAAAACAGCAAACCTATCGTATCTATTATTTTTACTCCACCCACTACTTGAACGAACAACTGATATAAACTTACCTTGTACATCGTTGTCAAATGACATAGGCATCGCGTCATCAAACCCTACTGATGTTCTCTTTATTACAATCATTGGTAATATTAAAGAACCATTTTTATCTCTCAATACACCTCTAGTTTTTATAGACTTCCATCTTTCTTCATTGCCATAAAGAACAGGAACAGAGATTATTTCATTTTGTTCCTTTACCTTTGGTTTCATTATGTTTCGAATATGTTTAATAACAGCAGTATCTATCTCCTTTAAACCAATGGAGAATCCCTTACCAGCGTTTTGACCACCTGGTTTTTTAATTACTACTTTAGGATTTCCCTTCTCACTTCTAATGCTTGTTTGAGCTTCACGATTAGTTCTTGACTCGTATCCAGCATTATCATTTGTTATTGGTTTAATTGCCACGGCGTAATTTCCTTAGTTTATCTAACTTACTCTCTGATGTATTAGCGTACTCTTCAGACTTTAATCCTTTGGTTGAAACTTTATCTATTGATATTTGTTTCTCAATAGGAACATCAACTGCTCCTAAAGTTATATTTTCCGACTCTCCATAAGTATTACCTTGTTTTAATAAATCTATTATCTCATCAAACCTATCAACTTTTGGTTCTCCGTACAAATTTTCACTATCACTATCATAATTTTCTACAAAGTCAACATCTTTCTGCACTTTTATTGTAGAAGACCTTCTAGGTTTCATAACGAGTTTTTTATCTAGTAATTGAACAGACATTATCTCGGTCTTTCTTCTATATTAATAGATGATAATCTACTACGATGTGCAGTAGCTTTTATAGAATGATTGAATCCAGGATGTCCACCAATAAGTTGTGGTTCAGTTACCCCATTAATTTCCCAATACCAATCGTTCCAATCACATATATCACCAGCTTCAGGAAAAAAGTTTAGTGAACCACTAGCTAAATTATTTCTCTGAAACATTAAATCAATCGTAGAGTTCGTATCTGGTCCTACTTCATTAAATTGTTCTACTTCAGGAGCATTATATCGTATGAGACAATTTACCCTAAAACCCACATTAAAATACTTAGTAGTTGACTCACCATATATGTTTTCATTTGTATGTTCAGGTGCTACCTTATATATATCAACCGACTGACCGACTATCTCATCGATAAGTTCTTCATTCATATGGTCAACTAAGTTAATTTCCTTTTGGGAAATAAAAAATGGTCGTGTAGCAGACATCTATTATCCTATGAATATGTTTAATGGTGCTTTTGCTAACACCTCTTGTTGAGCATTAGCTTCTTCAGCCTCTGCCTTTAATTTTTCTGTCAAAGAAACCGATTCTAAGAACTCTTTTAACTCCTCTAATAATTGTTGTTTCTCTTCTCTACCCTCTGTCTTTAAAGCTTCACCATCCAATGTAACTTCTCCATCAGGTATCGGCATAGAACTATACTTACTTCTGATAATACCGAGTAACTCTTTAGCAAGAGCATAAGTGTATTTTCTAATCCATTGACGACCAGGTTGATTGATGGAATTATAAGTAATAAATTTATATGGAACATTGGAAGGATCGGATACACCACCTTGTAAAGAAGCACTTGGATGGTTTGTGTTCCTAATATCGTCTTTGACATAATACTCAAACCATATCTTTTCACCCGCATCTCCATCTAAAGGTATAGGAAATATCCTTAAGTTATTATTATGTATTTCAAAAGAGTAAGCACTCTTTCTTATTAAATCCGATGTTTCAATAGCATTTGCTCTAGCCAAATCATAAGAAATTGGTTTTAGTACAAATGATATCGCCGGAGAGACATTACCAAAACCAAAGGCGTCAAGTAGTTGTCTTTGGTCAAATGAACCAGCATAAGGATCATAAAATCTTGATACTGCAGCTGGCATATTATTAAATACCCTCTGAACTTCAATTCTTTTACCACTTTCATTATCATCAGCCCAAACACTTTGTAAATCATAATCTTGTTGTGAACCAGATAAAGTTATATATCCTTTTTTTAGGTCATGATTTTCACTCATACCAACAACTTGACCATATTTATCAGATAATCCAATAGATGCCCCCAATGATGGAGTTACAGGATTAGCAGAACCAGTACTTAAAGAACCGGATATTCTGTTCTTTTCTCCATATTGTTCCCACATCCAATTCTTAATGTTATAATTATTAATATGTTGTGAATATTCATTTACTGCTTCTTCAAAACAAGCATAAATAGAACCACTTGGAATTTCTAGTTGTAAAACAGGAAAACCAAGTCGTTTAGCACACCATTTAGTTACTGAAACAATATCAGTTGAAAAAGTGGAATCAGCATCATAAGTTCCATATGGAGTCTGTCCACTACTAAAAGAACTTGGATCTGTATAGGCATAATCTAATTTTGGCATAATGTAATTCTCCTACCTATAAATATAACATTTTTAAAAACAAAAGGGGATGTTTGTTTAATCATCCCCTTTAGAAATAAATTTTTTAAAATTTATTTTTTGACACAAAGTATCATAGTTCCATCTCCTGAATCAGCTGCTGTAAAACTAGAAGACGATGTTACAAATGTATTTCCGGAAGATAATGCTGATAAAGCAGATCCACTATTTATATATCCATTTGTAATCAAAGTTGTAGTTAGTACTTTAAACTGCTCATTTACTGCTTCTCTAGCAGCACTAGCTGCAACTCTATGAATTGCATCGTTTAGATTGTATGATTCCCCTTTAAACGTATGTTTAAGAGGTATTTGGGTATCAGCCATGACTTTCTCCAATCGATTATGTTATTAGTTAATAAAAAACAATATTGTTCAAAGATAAATATAAACAAAAGGGGAAAACCGAAGTTCTCCCCTTATGTTATGTATCAAGTTAATGATTAGATTTATACTAAGTCAAGTGACTTACAATGAATCAAACCATAGAACTCTGGACGTATCATCTTCTTAGCGTAGCGTGTCATGACACCTTTTCTTGGTGTAAAATCACTAGGATCATATACCAATGGAGTTGTAATCAACGGAACGTAAGGACTATATACAGCACCTGTTTCTAAGAAGTTACTACCTCTAAATCCAACCAAGATTGAATTTTCAGTCATGTAAGGGTTCTTATAAACGGTGTAACGACCAGCAGCTTGACCTATCTTAGAGATACCCATGCCGAATTGGTCATTTCCACCATCACCAGGTTGACTTACATATCCAGGAAGTGATTCAAGGATAGTAGCGACCTTTGGAGCAACAACTACAAAGTTAGCACCACCACGAAGTGTCAAACGATGAATTTCATTTGATACTTTTTGAATCTTGGATACAAGAGTCTGATACCATTCGAAACGAGTTCCATAGAATGTATTCGAATCAAAACTGTTAGTACCAGCGTTAAAGTCCTGACCAGCTTTAGCAGACCAGTAATCAACTGTTACAGCATCATTGATTAACATATCAAGGATTTCCAAATCAATTTCCATTGAAATGTAGTCACTTAACATAGATGTTAATTCAGCTTCAGCATCGACAGAATGATAAGCGTTTAAGTCTTGAGCAAGCTCAGGTGACCAAACAGCTTTCAACTTACGAGTCTTAGCAACAATTGGTAGAGATCTCATCTCTAGGTTAACTTCAGGTATATTCAACTGATTAACAGTAGCATCACCTACTCTATCTTCAAAGTCACCTCTGTTACCGGCATCAGGCTGCTGAACAAAGTCAACAGTATAAGAGCCTGTAGCAATATTCGCACTTGAAGCAGAAACAATCAATGTGATTGTATTACCGTCAATTTTAGCAAATTGTGCTAGGTTACTATGTACATCAGCTGATGTAATATCCCAAGAACGGATAGCAGCTTTATCAGGTCTTGTTAGACCAGCAATACTACCTGTCATCACAAAGATTTGACCAGCAGAACTAGCAGATAGTTCTGAATCAAAATCAATATCTTTGAAACTTGGTTGAGTAGCACCACCAAAACCTACAGTAGTTGTAGATTGACTGATTGAGTACCCATACTTACCAACACCGTAAAGTCCACCGTTGCCGTAAGGCGCAGCAGAACCAGATGGTGTGTTAGGACCTGTTTTTCCGTGAATTGAATCACCAGATCCAAATTTACCAGCAGCACTTCCATACTTGAAATCAAGATAGAAGACTAGTCCGGATGGTAAATTCATAGGTTGAACAGAAACAAGTTCCTGTGCTACGATATTACCAAATACTCGTCTAACGAGTGGAAGAGCAACACCAGACCACTCTTCATCACCAACACCACTACCGGCGCTAGGAGAAGTTTTAGAGTTCTCAGAAATTAACTGACGAGCCTGGTTTTCTAGCAATACAGCCATACCAGATTTCTGCCAATCATTTTCCATTCCTTCTAAAAGTCCAGATTTTTCCCACTTACTAACGAGTTTTGCACTCTCGTCTTTTTGCTTCCTTATAGGTGAAGCATCAAGAAGAGATTCATTTATATATTCGCTCATTTTAATTCTCCGAATTAAGCGGTTTTAGATTATAGTATACCAGCAAGTTTTCTGAAACGGTCAGCAACTTGATTCTCTTCCGAGATAATCTTCTTACTTGGTGCTGTACCACCAGATTTCTTACTAGCAAATTCCTTGACAACTTCTTTCTTTACAGTCTTCTCACCAGTAAAAGATTCTGCAAGAGTAGTGTATACCAATTTAATCTCACGAGTTGTTTGAGCCCTATCAAAAGTCTCAACAATCTTAAGTTTTTGGTCATTACTCAA